CAAGAGCAAATTTATGCAAAACTGTTATCTATGTATATCTATGAACATTTCGGAGAACAACTTACTTATAAGGAATTGTTTTCTAGAGGTCGAGATACTAGATAAACTGATGATCATTACGAATTAGTAAAGCAATGTGGAGAGTTTCTTGATTTATTAGATGAACGTCTAATATTTCACGATTCCATTCTCAATGCTGAACGATATAAAAATTGTGTAATTAAGGATTTACAAAGGTTTGGAACATTTAATCCAGAAGGAGAATATATTCCAAGTAATCCTGACAGAATTATATGTGTGTTTATTGATCATATGAGTTTAACTCGTGCTTCTGCTGGCAGAAGTAAGAAAGAAGAGATGGATTTAATTTCATCTTATTCAGTTCAAATGAGAAATAGATATAATATCTCTCCAGTTCATATTATGCAGTTTAATCGTAATGCAAATAATCCAGAAAGACTAAAGCAATCTATGCAAGAACCAGATAGTTCAGATTTTAAGGATTCAGCAGCTATGTATGAAGATAGTCATGTAGTAATCGCATTACATGCACCTATCAAGTTTAAGTTAACTAGTTATAGAGGATATAATATTAAAGAACTTGGACACAATTTCATAGCTTGTATTCTATTAAAATCTCGATTTGGTACTTCAGATATTGCTGTAGGTTTGGGTTATTATGGTGATTGTTCTATTTTTAAAGAGCTACCTAAACCAGATCAGATTAATGATTACGAAAGATTCAAATCTCCAGATTGGACTTTAGCAGATACAGAAGTTAAGAACTTAACATTTACATTGTAAAGTGAGTAATTTTGTTGTAGTATTAGGAGCAAGTGGTCACGGTAAAAGTACAAGTATTAAGTCTTTAAATCCTGAAGAAACCATTGTCATTAATGTTTTAGGTAAACGACTTCCTTTTAAGGGAAGTGCCAAGTCATATAATTCTGAGAAGAAAAATCTATTCAAGATTTCTTCTTGGGACAAAACTATTGTACTGTTAGACAAAGTAAATAAGCTTGAACGAATTAAAAACATCATTATCGATGATGGAATCTATCTAATGCGCAATGAGTTCTTTGAGAGGGCATCAGAGCGTGGTTATGATAAATATAATGAGTTGGCTGATCATTTTAGGAGAATAATTCAGAAATGTTCTAGTCTTAGAGATGATCTAAATATATTTATGATGTTGCATACAGAACCAATAGAGACTGACGGCGGCATTAGAAGTTATAAAGCATCAAGTGTTGGAAAATTGTTAGATAAGCTCTACGATCCACTTGAGAATGTTACTATAACTCTATATTGTGAACCTCAATTTGATGAAAATGGTGTTCCTACTTTTGGATTTTATACCCATAAGTTAAGAGTAGATGGAATTGAAATCCCTGCAAAGACTCCAGAAGGAATGTTTGAGGAAGATTTTATTCCTAATGATTTAGGACTTGTAGTTGAAGCCATGAATAAATATTATAACGAATGATCGTTAGAATGCTCTGTACTTTTGATTATAATCCAGAGACCAATGAGTATAAACCCATTGGTTCTCCGGAGATAATCAAGGAGGATAAAAAGACAGTAGACTCTGGAGAGCCTAAAGTAGTTCTTGAAGAGAACAAATACTGTCTAAATCAATCTGCAGCAGACCTACTAGGTGTAGTTGCAGGAGATCGCTTGATTATTAATTATAATAATCTTGAAGATAACAAGAATGTTAAGGTACCTATCATTGGTTCTTCAAAGAGTTGGAAATCTACCGCGGGTAATAAACTTACAAAGAGCTTAACAGTTAGTTGTAGGGGTATTGCTAATAATGTACTATCTGAATATGGTAATGAGTTTACACTTGAACCATATGAAGATGGACTTTATCGTATGGTAGGTAATAAAGAATTACCAATTCAAGAAGATGAAAATGTTGAAGTAACTGAACCTCTAGAAGTAGAGGAAGACTTAACAGAACTTGAAGAAGATCCTTCCATTTACGAGATTGCTGATACTGACTTTAATTTTGATGAAAATGAATTTTAATCTTGCTAAAACTAACGGAACTGCTGTTACGAGACTGAAAGCTTGGACTATTAATAAAGTTGCTTTCAAGGGTGTTGAACTTAAGACTGGTACTACTTCGGAAGGACGAGTCTGGAAGGCAATGCAATTTAACTTCGAGGGACCAGATGGTATTTATAGTCATATGGTATTTTGCCCCGGAGAAGATGGAGATAAACGAGTAACTGGTAGTACTGGTGGTAGAGATTGGGAACTTCCTTCAGCTATGGAGCAATTGCAATTTACTATTGCACATGTTGCTTCTGCATTGGCTCCTGAAGCCTTTGAGAAACTGAAGGGTGTTGAACTTGACCTTCCCAAAGATTTTGAGAAGCTTGTAGGCATTATGCAGAAAGCTCTCGCTAAGGCTATAGATAAAGAGACTAATCTTAAACTCGTAGGCAATAATAAGGGATATGCTACTGTACCTAGTTTTATTAACATTAATAAGACTAGTAAGGAAGCTTATATTTCTAATAATTGGCTGGGAGATAAGGTAGCGTTTACGCCTTATGAGACTCAAAAGATGAATAAGGCCAAGACATCTACCCCAACTGAGGTTAGCAATGATGAAGATTCAGATTCTACAACTGCTGATAGTTCTGATGATATTGATTTTGATATTTAATAAATAGTCTTTATCTTTGTAGTCTAATATTAAATATTAAAAAATGAAATTTAAGTTAGCTACTACAATTACTAAAGAGTATTTATTAAGTCAAAACACTCAGGAAACTTACTTAACCTATTATTTAGGACTTCCTGTAAAGAAAGGTCTTTTCAGATCTCCTTTAAGAACAGATGCAAAGCCCACTTGTGCTTTTTATCGAAATGGTAGAGGAGATATAATCTTTAAAGACTTTAATGGTTCTTTTAGTGGTAATTTTATAAATGTTGTTATGTATAAGTACAATTGTAGTTATCATATGGCATTAAAAATTATTGCTAATGATTTTGGATATATAAGTGATCCTAAGTTAAAGAAATGTGAACGTCCTATTGAGATAATAGAAACTCACTTTGCTGAAACAAAGGAAGCTAATATTCAAATAGAAGCCAAAGATTTTACAGATGAAGAACTTGAATGGTGGGGACAATACGGTATCACAAGAGAAATCTTAAAGAAATTTAGGGTTTACTCTTGTGAAACCGTTTTTATTAATGGAAGTATTTATACTAAGTCTAGTAGATTTCATCCTATATTTGGATATTATCGAGGCAAAAATTCTAATGGAACTGAATTATGGCGTATTTATATGCCTAAACACAGAAGAAAAGAACCTCGATTCTTATCCAATTGGAAATCTGTTATGTTGCAGGGTGCTAAACAACTTCCAGAAGGAGGGGACTTGTTAGTGATAACTAAGTCCATGAAAGACGTTATGTGTTTATACTCTTTAGGTATCACTGCATTAGCACCTAATTCTGAAAATCTATTTTTAACACAGAATCAATATGATAAATTAAAGAAAAGATTTAAAACTATTATTCTGTTTTATGATAATGATTTGCCAGGAATTCATAACATGAATAAATTCAGAAAACAATTTGATATTAAATGTATGTGGATTCCTAGAAAATATGGTGCTAAAGATATATCAGATTTTTATAAGATGTATGGGAGAGAAAAAACTATTGAATTAGTTAATCAAGCATTAAATTCATTGAATGAAAAAGAAATAGAGTAATTTGGATTTATCAGTAGAAGTTACATTTAAAGACGGACATAAGGAAATATTTGATTCACCGACTTCTGCTGCGGAAGGTACGGGATTAACCGAAGCTTCAATAAAGACTCGTTGTAGTCGTAAAGGAGCCGGAAGTAAATCTAAAGATGGTATTACTTGTATGTGGGCTAATGAACATACTCGTAAATCAAAACAAGCAAAACGTAGTAAAACTAAGGGTAATGGATTTGAACTAGAAATAATCAATGATCTTAAAGAAATTGGTTATACTGGTTGTGTATCCAGTAGAAGCCAGAATAAGATGGCCGATGCTGATAAAATAGATATTGTAGATTTAAATGGTGAACTGCCAGTTAATATACAGTCTAAGTACACACAAAATACTCCTAGTTATTTTGCTATTCGAGATGCTTGCTCAGATAAATCTAAACCTTTTGTTGTTGTGTGGAAGAAAGCGTCAGATGGAGAAGTCTCTCCTGGCGCTGTTGCAATGATCCCACTCAATTACTTTTATCAATTAATAAAGAAATGAATACTTATCTACTCGCCATTGACGATGCTGGCGAAAATAAAATTAAATCGTTTCACGCAAATAGTATTAAGGATGCAGAGGATCTTGTTATTAACTACTTTTCAGAGTTAATTCCTGACTTAGATGTTGATAACTGGCCCGATCTTGTGTTTGAATTATCAAATGAAGATATTTATATAAGTGAACTTTATGAAATTGAGGAATTGTAATGACTCTTGTAAATAATCCATATAGATATTTTTATTTAATACCAATATTATGAAATTAAAAATTGGATTAGATATTGATGATACTTTAGCCAGATTCTTTGATAGTTATAAAGAATACTTTAATACTAAAAAGTATCCGTCAAGATTAAAGGAACCAAACGTTACTAAAAATGTTGTTCGTATTCTTAAATTCGATAGAGACTTTTGGTTAAATTTACCAGTAAAACATACTTGTAATTTTGAACCAGAACTTTATTGTACTTCAAGAGTATGTAATAAGGATTGGTCAAAGAAATGGTTGATTGATCATGGATTCCCTAATAGACCTGTTCATCAAATATTTGGACATAAAGTAAGTAAAGTTCCTAGAGTAAAAGGGAAAATAGACTTATTTATAGATGATTCTATGCATAACTTTATTGACCTTAATCTTGCTGGAATACCTTGCTTATTGATTGATAGTGATAACAATCAGTGGTGGAAACACGGAGGTCGAATCCATTCTTTAGATGAAGAAGAAATCTTAGAAGTATTTAACAAATTTAAAAATGAAGAATTTCTCAACTTTGAAGACTTAATATGATTTTAATTAAGCCTATTTTAGAAAGTTTTAGATGGGAAGATATATCCGATGAGGAATATTTTTCTGAGAAGTATTCAGATTGCATAAGTAATTCTAGATTATCTCTAATAAATCCAGATCAAGGTGGTTCTCCGGAAAAATATTTAGCTAATGAACATTTTAATTCTGATTCATTCTTATTAGGAAGTGCTGTTCATGCTGAAGTATTACAACCTGGAGAATTTAATATAATTGGAGGAGTAAATAGACCTACAGCCAAATTAGGTTTTATGGCTGATGCTTTATTTGACTGTTATCCTAGTGTAACTACTAGTGATATTATCAAAGCTTCTGATAAAGTAAATTATTATAAAGGCAAAATGGATGAAAGAAAATGTCAAATAGTCTATGATAATTGTTTACCTTATTGGAAGTGTAGAACCGAACAATATCCAGACGTGCCTAATGCTATATTCTTAGATGATAATACTGCGAACAAGTATAAGGCCTGTGTTACTTCTGTTCAAAATAATGCACAAATTCAAGCATTACTTAAACCAGAAGGATTATTTGAGGAGCCCGAAATAGGTAATGAAGTTGCCTTCTTTATTGTCTTTTTGGCTACTGACACTGAAACAGGACAATGTGTAGAACTTCCCTTTAAAGCTAAATTAGATAACTATACTATTGCTGATGGTATTGTAACTTTAAATGATCTTAAAACAACTGGACATTGGATTTCTAAATTTTCAGAAAGTTTTAAGCAATACCATTATTACCGTCAAATGGGAGCTTATAGTTGGTTACTAAAACTATATGCTGAAAAGAAAGGAATTACTATTGAATCATTTAATGCTAATATGTTATTAGTAAGCACTGTTCCTGATTATTATTCTGGAATATTCAAAGTAAAAGCTTCAGACATTCAACGTGGCTTTAATGAATTTAAATATTTATTAAAATTAGTTGCTAAACTTAAGATGCAATGATGGATGTATTTAATCCTTCTTATGAAGATTTATCTAAGTTCTATACTGCACACTTTAGTTTAGGGAACTTAAATACCGATATTGGAAGTAAATTTGCTTTAATTTCTCTAATCTGTTTTCTTACTCATAAAGTAAGGATGAAGAAACCTGATGCTACATGTTATCAAGTTATTATGAAGATTATTGAAAAAGAAGCTCACACTCATAATATGGATTTTATTAAGGGACTTTCTATAATATGTGAAGATTTTATGAAACAAACAACCGAATTTTTGACTTTTGATATAAAAACTCAAAAAGAGATGGTTGCAAAAATTCTTGAAATTTTACATACTTGGTTACCTTTTTAATAAAAATTAACTTTCAAATATTTGGCACATTAATTTTTTTGTAGTATCTTTGCAGTCATAACAAGGATAAGATATTTTTATAAAAAATATTTGCAAAAACATTTGGTCATATGACTAAAATATAGTAATTTTGTAAATATTAAAAGAGATAAATATTGATAATGAATTAATGTAAAATTTTTGATTTATGACAAATTTTAAGCAAGTAGAAGTAAAAGGTTATACGAAGAATGAAGCAATGGAGCAGGTTCCTTTCCA